TTTCTACAAATTATTTCTATCAAATAGTGCCTCTTCACAGGCCATCCATTCATCATTTTTAGCCTAACTTTTATACCAATTTTAATCCTTTATTTTTGTTATTTTGATTTTTTTACAGGAGAGAATAGTTTTGGCTTTGTCACGATTTTTGCAACAGAAGTCCTCGTTTAATCCCTTAGTGATTTGCGTAACGTTACTCATTGTCTTATTGGTGGTCGGCATCACCTTGGTAATGCCTGAGCAGGTCAATATGTTGTTGAATATGGTCAAAAGTAGCATTTTTAAGAACTTCAGTTGGTTTTATATCCTCGGTTTTTCAATTTTTTTATTCTTTTTGTTGACCTTATCCATCAGCAGTTTTGGCAGTATCAAGTTAGGCATGAATGAGGAAGAAGCGGAATTCGGTTTTTGGGCATGGCTTGCGATGCTATTTGCCGCCGGGATGGGCGTGGGACTGATGTTCTTTGGGGTGACAGAGCCACTCACGCATTATTTATCTTCTATCACTACGGGCGCAAGCGAACATAAACAGCAGGAAGCCCTGTTACATACAGTATTCCATTGGGGGATTCATGCATGGGCAGTGTATGCAGTGATTGCCTTAGCACTAGCCTATTTTGCTTTCCGCTATAAATTACCTTTGGCCTTACGTTCTTGTTTTTACCCACTGTTAAAAGATCGCATTAACGGAAAAATAGGCGATATTATTGATATTTTAGCCTTAATCGCAACACTCTTTGGAATTATCACAACCCTTGGTTTCGGTGCGGCGCAATTGGGCGCAGGTTTAGAACAATTAAGCTGGATTACAGAAAATAGCTTCCCCATTCAAATTGCAATTATTTTTGTCGTCATGGCGATGGCCATGACCTCAGCGATTTCCGGCGTAGGAAAAGGCGTAAAAATATTGAGTGAAATAAACCTCAGTTTGGCACTACTCTTAATGATATTTGTGTTGCTTAGCGGCCCGACACTGTACTTACTTTCCGCCTTTAATGACAATCTCGGTACTTATTTAAGTAATTTACTCCAACTTAGCTTTAAAACCTATGTGTATGAACAGAACAACACCGAATGGTTTAGTGGTTGGACAGTTTTATACTGGGCATGGTGGTGTTCTTGGGCACCATTTGTCGGATTATTTATCGCCCGTATTTCACGCGGTCGTACCATTCGTGAATTTATCTTCGGCGTGTTGGCGGTTCCGTCTCTTTTTTGTGTAATTTGGTTCACTATTTTCGGTGATACCGCTATTTCGATTAACGAGCGTTTGGCTAATGGCGCATTAAGCGAATTAATTAACGTACCGGAAAAACTATTATTTAAATTCCTGAATTACCTACCGCTACCCACTCTCACCGGCTTATTTAGCCTGGTGGTCATCTCGCTGTTTTTCATTACTTCGGCGGATTCGGGTATTTATGTGTTAAACAATATCGCCTCACGGGATAAAAGTTTATCGGCGCCCCGCTGGCAAGCCATTATGTGGGGGTTATTAATGTCCATTGTGGCCATTGTATTGATGCGCTCGGGCGGACTTCCGATATTGCAAACCATGACACTCATTGTGGCACTACCTTTCATGTTATTAATGCTCATCATGTGCGTGAGCTTATGGAAAGGTTTGAATGCCGATCAAAAATACTTCACCACCAAAGTGACGCCGACCAGTGTATATTGGAGCGGTGAGAATTGGCAAGAACGATTGGAACAGATTCTTAATCAAACCCAAGAACAGGATATTTTGAAATTTCTTAAACGTACCGCACTCCCGGCAATGCGTGAATTGCGGCAAGAATTGATTGGTAAATATGGACTAAGCGTACATATCAACACCTATTTTGAACAAACCGAACCTGCCGTGGAGTTTATTATTCAGAAAGAATCGCTGCGTGATTTTATGTATGGCATTAAATCGGTGGGTCGTGAAGTGTCCGCACAATTAATTAACAACGATCACCTACCACATATTCAACATAACATGACCTACGAGCCTTACACCTACTTCTTTGACGGGCGAACCGGCTATGACGTGCAATATATGATGATGCCGCGCGCGATAATTTATCTCTAATCAGCGCAATAAATCAGATAAAATATTTTTACACATACTGAAACGAAGTTACAAAAAAACGTGATGTTTACAATTTTAATCGGTAACGCTACATCAAATCTGAAATTAAACACCTATCATTAACCACTAATTTTTACCCAAACTCACCAACGCACATAAACAAAAAAAACAGCAGGAATTAACCCTGCCGTTTTTGTTTTGTTATATTGAATAAGTTTCTAGGAGTTTTTTTAGCATTTCCGCCCGTGATAATTTTTCCGCCTTGCAGGCTGAATCAAACATATCGGCAACATTAAACGTCGTTTAAAGGGCTTTTGAATTATCTCTCCGACATTAATGTCGGAGACATCAGAACTTATCAAGTTATTATCTATTCCGCTTTAATGTCAACGACATCAAGCGGGCTTTGTGCATCCGCGTAAAATGAACCGTTAGCGTTGTGCCAATGGGTAGGCGGGAGCTCGTCGCTGTTATGCTCAACGATTAATAGCTTACCAAATTGGCTCTCATAGACGACGGTACCTGTATTGCCGTTGCGGAGGGTGACTGTTTTATCTTGCATTGTTTAATCCTTATTTGAGGTTGTTAATTGTTTTTCATTTTAAAGTGCGGTCATTTTTTGAAACGTTTGAAAGCTACTCCTCCCCAACCCTGATGGTAATATCTCTAAATGTCAGCGCGTTAGTACTAATGCCAGGTTGAGCCACAATCTTAAATCTAATGGTTGTCACCTCCGGCGGTAGCGCTCCGGATACTTGTTGCGGATGCCAATCGTCTGTTGGCCAGTCGCCCATCAACTCGGACTCGTATGATTGCACCACGTTTGTGCCGTTGAGCAGTTGCACAATTACCTTGCATTTGCCACTGCGGCGGTTATAGGTCAAAATCTTATAATCCAGCACAAAGCGGGCGTATTGCCCCGCCGGCACGGTGTAATCATTGTAAATATCGTAATTTGGCGAGCTAGCGCTTAACATTAAATAACCCAGCCCACCAAAATAGCCATCATTGTAGCGATTAAAAACGTTATCGCCAGATGTCCAGCGCGCCTGATAATCAAATGAGCGAAGCAATGTCATTGCACCGCCAACGCGGAACAGATAACGATGCATGCTTTGCAAGCCATCTTTGACGCTATAAAGCGCTATTTGGCTAAATTGCTCACCCTCTACCTTTTTGGCGTCCGGGTAAACAAACTCGGTCGCGGTGGTATCAATAGACCGCACCACGGTGTTGCCGTCCAGTAAATCTACTTTGTAGCTAACATCTTTGCCCAAAACGGTGCTGTCATCTGTGTGCGCAATCAACTTATCCGCTTGCACATCACGGTCACGGTGTGCCCAAGTGAGCTTAAATGCGGATTTATCATTAATGGTGTTGCCGTAGCCGCCATCAATTTGCACTTTACCCGGCGGATAAGGGCGGGCTTGACGTTGACGGGTGGTAAGTGTAAGCGCCTCAGTCTTAGTCTCATCAAGCGTTTGTTGTGCAGTCCGGGTGAGTAATTTAATTCGTACTTTTTCGCCCGGGGCGTATTTGGTCTCATCCATCCCGGCAGATATCAGATAACACCAAGCCAAGGCGCCTGCTTTGTGTGCTTGCGGGATAGTATCCGCACAACCGCGCCCCACGGTCATTGTGCCGGTATCAAAATCCACAGCATCAATCTTGATAATCTCATCGCCCACAATGAGTGCCTCCGCACCCGAGAGGGCGGAATACTCTCCCTCTAGCTTAAACTTAATGCTAGTTTGATATGGCGTAACATCACCGACAATCTCCACATGCGGCGTAAATGACCCTGTCGCGGTTTTGGCGAAGTCTGCGCCCACATCCACTAACATGTCATAACCGACGGAAAGTGCGGTCGGTTGTGCGGCCAAGCTCCACACAAAACAATCGGTCGGCTTAATATATGCACGCTCTGCGTCAGATAACACAAGCGGGATCACATGATAAGGCACCTCAAATAACCGCGCGGTGGTAATTGGTTTGGCAGTGTAATCAGGCGGAATATAAAGCGACTCACCCTTTTTGGTGGAGTAGTTGGCTGACGGCAGTCCAAACACATCTTGCAGACAGGTAGCCACAATCTCGCCCTCATTGCCATTTTTGAGCTCGCCCACGCGGAAGACTACGTCCACAATGTCACGCTCCGGCAGATTGACCCGGATAACATCACCCGGGCGTAACTCACTGCCGCGCATATCAAATGTGATTTTAAGTCGCGTTAAGCCACTGGCAATCATCTCTAAATCACGTTGCGCCACACGCGCCGCCAAATCAAAAGTCGGAATCCCTTTGTACTCAACCGTCTTGCTAATTACGCCGTGCATTTGCACTGCCGCGATATTGTTAGCAATAGCCTGGTCGTCTCGGTTAGTCACCGGCTCACGATATTTAACGATGATTTGGTTGGCCTGTTTATCAGTCGCCGCACTGTCGTCATCAAGCACGGACAGAATCCCGTTATCGTATGTAAACAGCGGTAAATCCTCGACCTTGTAATCATGGCGAATCAGTTTAATTGCCTGTTTACCTGTTTCGATGTTGTCATATTGCGCCGCACCGATGTGGTCAACAATCTGCTGGATGAACTCTTTAATGGAGGTTTGACGGTTGTAGCGGATACACAAGCCAAAACCCTCAGCATAAAGCGTATCGGCCGCCTTTTTGTAGCTATCTAAATCCAAATCGGTGAGGTCTTTTTTGCCGCCCCAACTCTTATTCGTGGCGCACTCAACCAAGATATGTGCCGGATTCATGGCGTGGATTTGGCGTACATTTTGCTCCTGCTCCGAGGTTAATCCGGAGATTTTAAGATTATCGTTACGTAGCAAGATTTTAGCTTTTTCAGGGTACCACACCACGCCGCCGTGCCAGCCTTTGTTTGTTCGGCGTACGCGGTAACTATGCTTTTTGGGGTACGCGTTATAGCAACTAATCAACCCGCTAAACACTGTCGTGACAACCCCTCTAAACCCTGGGATTTGGTCGTTTGACTCCAACTTACCGGCAGTCACATCACCGGGCGTAAAAAAAGACAGTTGAGGTGGTTTTTGCCCTTTACGGCGACCAAAAACTATAGGGCCTTTAGGCGGATGGAGTGCCGGGTTAAGTACACCCTTAAGCAAATTAATCAACATTTGCGTTGGTTTTTGGTCGGGCTCGCCCATGAGTATCTCCATGCGGCCCTGAATCCCGCCCTCACCACCGGTATTATCGCCGCCAAATAAGTTGGGCTTATCAACATAAATCGCTTGCGAGCGCGTGAGCTCACCAGGCTTGCCAACATACGCCGTCTTATCATCCACGCGGAGCTCGACAATCTCGTCCACCGGCCCGCGCCCAAGCCCCGACTGTATATCCCAGTAATAACGGTAACCAACCGTGACCTCACCGCCCTTACGTTTGCCACCCATTATTTATCCCCCTGACGCGCCGCAATGGCGGCATTAATACATTTGCGGGCAAACACACTGCCCGTGTTTAAAAGCACCTGAGAATCAATCCCGTGTGCTAAAAAATCGGCATAGTCCAAGCCCTCGCGCACAAAAAACGCCTCCACACCGGAGGTGCAGAAATCTACCCGGCGCATATCTTGCATTGTGATAGTAATGCTATCCATAACTTATCCTTTTTTAATCTCGGTAGTGCGGTAGTTACCATACGCCAACACTTGCCAGTCCTCAGTCCAACAATCGCCAAAAAACACGCACTGCGGCGTGCCCTCGTCAATTTGCGGAAAATTCCAATCTTTAGCGCTCACTGCTTCGGGGCCGTTATTATTGCCTCGTCTATTGTTAAGCGCTTGATTAATGTAATAACTGGCAACCGCCCAAGCGACGATTTTGACGATTGCCCATGCAATTGACTCATACATAATTAATACCCCTAAAATACCCGTGAGCCGTCATACGGCGACTTGGTCGGCATGTGTGGCACACCGCCAAAATTAAGCATGTTGCGAAACTTATTAAGGCATGTTTGCGCGCGCCCATCACACCCTGGATACACCTTAATGATTGTGCCGATAGACAGCTTTTGGGTGCCGCCCATGAGCGTGAGCTTATTATTTTGATGAACAGTCACCGCGCGCACCTCGCGCACGCCATCGTCCACCCACTCAATAAACCCCGCATTAAACCAACCCTGCGGAAGATTTTGCGGTAAATCAACAGTGATAGACACACCGTCCATCGCGCTTATGGTGAGCCCCGCTAAAACAAAGTTGCCTGGCTTAACCTTGCAATCCACGTCATACAGTGTATAAGGGCAGTTACGCCCCCAAGTCAGGCGCAATCCTGCGCTATCCATGGTGTCAGACAGTGCCGCGGAGGTAAGATTGGTGGTATGTATATCCGGGCGACTCGCCTCCGTAATCGTGCCAATCCATACAATACGGATCTCGTTGTCATCCTCATGCAAGCGCATAATAGTGAGCTTAACAGTTTGGCTCGGCGGAAGCCCTCGATACAGGCGCGCCACGGGGTTGTTACTTGGCATGCGAAGTGTTACATTGCCGTCACCTCCGCCGTCACGGGCGTCACTGATAGCGGAAGCCAGCCATTTCTCCCCGTTAATCTCCAAATCCTTGTCCGCATTGCAAAAGCGCCAGATTTTCTCATTTTCGCCGCGGGTAAATTGATATAAATCAATTGGGCGACCCTCAGCGACGGAATGTGTTTTGCTTAAATAACTCATCTTTAAATATCCTTTAAACCGCCTTTAAAGTGCGGTCGTTTTTATGGATGTTTTTACGGCTCAAGCTCATCGCGGAGCCCGCGGAAGCTCACCGTGACGGTTGCCGCCCCGTCTGCGTCGGTGTGATGCACCCAGCTGACCGTGTCGCTCTCCAAGCGGGATAGTGTCAGATATGAGATTTTTAGAATCTCCGCCTGCTTGATGTTGAGCATATCGCCGTCAAAGGCGAGTCGCTCTGTTGCAGAGTTAATCACTGTGGATGACAGGATACGGCGATAAAAAATCCGTCCTCCGGTGCACTCAATGCGCACGTCTTGGCGTCCTGTTTGCTTTTGCAGTGCGCCGGTATAGTTGATGTAGGCAATATCTAAAGTCTTACCGACAATATCGCCCACAGGGGTGACGTCGGTGCTTGAGGTTGCCACCCAAATCGCGCGCTGACGGCCGCGTAAGTGGTAAAACAGATTGCGGAGCTTGCGCTGTTCTTCCCGCCCGCTTGCCACAAAGCGGTGGGCAGTGATTTGCATGGCTTTGTTGGCTGTGTCTAAGTAATACGGCAAACCCGTCTCGTTATCCAACGTCTTAATCAGCCGTGCATATTGCGCGGTGATGTCTTCCGACCACTCCGAGGTTGGCTCCAACACAGGGTGGTTGCGATAGATTGGTAAATAGCTCACATCATCACTCCACGCATTATGCTCGTGCAGTTGCAAGCGGATTTGCGCGGTTGATACGTTATCACTTAAGCGGCGCACCTGCGGCATATCTGTGAGCACGGCAGAACACAACGGATAAATAGCTGTAAAGGACTGATCGTAATTGCCGACAATAGGGCGTTTAACCGTGATTTTATTGGGCTCCAGCGCAGTGATCTCAACCATCTCCTTGTTGCTTCCGGTCATCAAAATTGCGCGACCGCCGACAGCAAAATCATAGCCCACCGTGTTAATAGGCAAATCCACTGCGCCTTGTTGCACGGGCTGTAACAGTCTTGCACAGTCAGTAAAAATCGGTAGTGACCATACGCGCGAGCCGTAGCCATAAAGGGCGGATTCAAATAGCTGACGATCCACCTCCGAAAAACTCACTTTAAACTCAAAGGTTCGGCGCGGACTCAATCGGCGCGCAATGCGTTGTTCTGCGGCAGTCACGGATTGATGCACGCGCGTGAGCCACTCCAGGTTTTCGGTCACGTCTTCCGACCAGTCGGGCATAAACGACCAGTCGGTAGAACGCGAGCCGGTAATGCGTAACGTGACGGGGCTTTTGCCCAAAAAGTTAAACGTCACGACACAATCAATCACCGGCGATCCTTGCATGCCGACTTTAACCGTCCACTTTTTAAGCGCAAGCGCGTTAAATGTGCCGGATGTTGGGCCGACAAGCTCTATACCATCACCGCCAACCACGGAAACAGATAACAGTTTTACCGCACTTTTGTTGGCATTCCAGACTTGGATTTTAAAAGTCTGGTCGGTTGATATAGAGCCAAGATTGACGGTGTGCGGGATGACAAAAATGCGCTTGTAAAGATCAGAGTAATAGTTAGGGATAACATACGCATACGCACCTAACGTCTGATTTTTGATATTGCGCGCGTGAATCTGCCCGTTGGCTATTGCATTTTGTGCAACAAGTCGGGAATTTGCGCCGCGATACGTAACCAATCCGTCAAGATAACCGGTATCTTTAATTTGTACGGTGGCGCCGCTAGAAATCTTATATCCGTTAATCTTAGCCATATGGATTACTCAATAATACGGTATGCCACGCCGTATTCGCCGGAGTTTTCGCTTCCTTCCGCCGCAATCGATGTGGCGGCGGTTTGATATTGCGCACTCGGCACAAACATCCAAGTCTCGCCGTTAATTTGTAATTTCTGGCGCGGCACGATGCCGACAATTTTGCACTCATAGCGATCCGGGACGGTACCGAGACGGCGAAATAAGTTATCTTTACATTGTGCGATCACCGCATTAGGCACCGGCATTGCTAGCTGTCCGAATTTACTTTGACTATGGGTTAATAACATCCGGTCCGGATTATGCTCGCGATCATCAGCACGTCCATTTGTAAGCATATAACAGCCGGTCTCAGATGATGGCAAAGCGTACTCATAACGCGAATCTGCACAAAAATACCAAGGCGCCCGGGTATCCCCGCCAATCTTATCAGCGCGAACAGCCGGCCCGTAAGAATTATCCCCGGAAGACATGCCGAAAGTATGGTAGTCATTTAAACGAGGACGGTTATAAGTACTATTATTAACTGTTGTCCCAAAAACGTATTGTCCGCCGGTATATTGCCCCTCTTTGTTGAGCGTGCCAAACCCAAAATGGCGGAACCGCTCCGCTTGATACTGCACACACA